CTAGGATCACACCGTATCTTGGGTGCATTCTACATCACTGGGGTTCACAGACTCCTCTATTTCCGACCAAGTAGGGTATAGAGACAAAAGGTCTGCGGGCGTGCGTGCAACTATAGGAGCTACTATATCAGCAAAGAGTTTCCTCTTGGCATCATACTCCTCTTCATCGCTAATATGAAAGAACAGCTCTCGTAGACAAGAAATTGTGCTATCCAAGAGCTGATCATGAAAGGAAACGGCCCGCGACTCTATTAAATAACAAATTGTCTTCATAAGGGACAACTTGTTTAGAGGAGCGATCCACCTACCTCTCTTTGCGCAGTACACGAAGCTGCGCTTCAAGAAAGAAAGTTGAGATATTTTTAAAGAGATCTCCATCTCTGCGGACTTTGTTGCGCTAGTAAATTCGATACCATATTCACGTTCGCAAAACGCTTGATAAACTTTATTATTCCACTTCTTAAGCATAGCTGCACGAATAGCTTGAAAAACATCATCACCATAAGTTCTAGTGGCTGTATCTTCAAAAAACTGATCTTCGTGAACTGTGCCTTCAAATATGGAAATCCAAGCATACAACAACATAAGAACGCCATTTAAGCTATTAAGCTCTGCGGTACCGTACATGCCTGACGGTAGAGAAGCAACTGTCTCAAGGAGCACTCCTAACACTGCCACATTGCAGTGCAGAGTGTCCGCAAGAACGCATCGCAATTGTTGCAGTGCTGCCTCATTATAACCAAGAGCCTTACAGACTTCATACACAACTGAGTTTCCCATCAAGCGTATATCAGGTAACATAGACGTATCAAAGCCTTTATAATCTCCTTCAAAAAAATCGTCTCCCACGCTGAGCATTTCTTTGATGAGGTCATCTACGTCCAAACCGTGCATATTAATACCCACTGCCGTCTGAAATAAACGAGAATGTTGCATCATAAGACTGAAAAACGGTTGCAGATACATCCGCTGAACAAGTATAGTTTCGTAGGAACCAGCACAGAAAACTCGCGTCTTTGCGGAACGACATTTTTCGTACTCGCGTGGCTCATCCTTGAGCTGACCGCCTAGAATAGGATTATATGTGTGACCTTTAGAGTAGCAATCGAGACACTTGACTATCTCTTCTTGCACCTCAGGTATAGGAACATACCCGTCTTTCTTAAAGTCAAGCTCAGTTGCCACAGCATATTTCCTCTTCGAGCCATTAAAAACAATGCCACCCGAAGATGACATGTTCATAGCACGGCAAAAATCATTGCTGGGCATCCCGTTTTGCGCAACAAGTAAAGGGAGAGGGGCAATCTTTGTACCTTCCAGACCTTT